GTCTCAGACAACAACGTTGGATTTGAAGTAAACGGAACCGGTACCTTTGTAAGATTAGGATGGGGTCAGACCATCGGAGGATACACAATCAGACAGGAAGATGTTGTGTATAGTTATGTGTTGGGAGCAAACGGATGTCACTACCACGGCAATGACGTATCAATACCGGGCGGAACTTATGCAACCTTTACAATGGATTACTACGTAACTCCTGATGCAACAGGCTTTCCGGAAAACTCTAATCTGCTTGTTTTTGAAAACGCATTAGGAGGATCTACTAGTGTAAACTCGGAGGTAGGTGTTTGGCGAACGCTTACATTTACTTCCGGTCCAACAGGCGGTGCTGGTACCCTTAGAATGCTAATCTACCCGGGTGGGTGCGGTCCCCGTATGGCATCAAGCGGTACCCTCTATATGAAAAATCCAAGAGTTGAATATAGAGCATACGGTACTCCGTTTGTAAACGGAGAGAGAACAGCTACCAGGAGTGTATTGGATGTAAGGCAAACTTACAACCTAGATGTAACAAATCTATCTTTTACTTCTACCGGTAACCCGACTTTTGACGGAACTAACGATTACATTATTACAAACCTTCCGGACGTTACACTGAATGAAAATTCATGGACAATGGAAGCAGTAGTTAAGTTTAACTCTGTAAACAAAGGATCAGATAACGCAATTTTTGGACACGGCACTGTCGGTACTAGAAACGGACTGCACCTAGCAGAAAGAGGTACCGGTGTTTATTTTGGATTCTATTCAGATGACCTAGGAGGAAATACAAGTATGGTAGCTAATAGGTACTACCATATATGCTGGGTGTATAACCGCTCTACAGCTCAAAAACTAATCTACTTAAATGGAGTTTTAGACGGAACCGCAACCCAAAATACCTACACCGGAACCGGTAATAATTTTGAGGTAGGACGATATCCGTGGGGTACCGGTAGCGTACTTAGTGGAGACTTACCTGTCGCTAAAATGTATAACAGACCTTTGAGTGCAGGAGAAGTAAGACAGAACTTTAATCTCTATAGAACACGCTTTAGCATCTAATCTATTTATAAATAAAAAACTATGAGTACATTTTCAAACAGACGCTGGGTTATCATCCCGGCTACAGAAGTTGACAACATTGACTTCAGTCAAGTCATGGAATCATCTCCTGGTAGTCTTCGCTACTCGGTAGACGGTTCTAAGACTTTTATCAAGTACGACATCTACGTTATTGAAGAAGATATCGTACATACAATCATCAATCCGGAAACAGGAGAAGAAGAAACTTCTACAACTCTAGCCGGAATTTACGGACGTCCAGACTTCCTGGATTACGAAGAAGTAACTGAATACACCCACGAAGAGATCTTAGCAATCCTTGCTACCGAAGAGTGGACTGCTCCTAGAACGGAAGGAGACCTAATTTAATAAAATTATAAGTTATGGAATCAAAAGGATTAGGGGATTCAATCGCAAAAGTTACTCAAGCAACAGGAATTGCAAAGGCTGTAGAGACAGTAACTCATGCAGTCGGTATGCAAGACTGCGGATGTAAGAAAAGACAAGAGCAATTAAATAATCTCTTCCCTTACAGTACTACAAAATAACACGTATTTTTAACGACTTGCATGCCATGTACACACCAGAGGGTTTCGGCCCTCTTTTTCTATTTATATGAAACTTTCCCCACATGGCTTTAGGAGATAAAAAATCTGGATTACAACCTAGCTCTGTACAGGCACAGCAGTACAGACTCCAGTACTCTAGTGTAACATCACAGGCAGCCCGTACTATTACTAGCGGACAGGCTGCACAGCCTATCAGCAGACCGGCTATCTCTACACTAGCACCGCCACCAGCAGTACCTGTACCGGCACCATCTCCGGTACCTGCAGTGTCGCAGACTCCTGCAGCAGTACCTTTGACCTTCAGACAGGCAGCATTTTTTGACGGAGCAACCGCTCTATCGGCTTCTCTGGTAGGAGGTAATGACGTAGCTTACACAAAGTCACCGACTTTAAATGCACTGGGTGTTGAACTGATCTTTAAACCAGCTGCACCGGATTCATTCCGCCATACAATCCTGCATACCTACAGCGGAAGCTTTATGAGTCAATCTCTAGAACTTTACATTACAGGTTCTAAGCTATTTGTGGAAATGACAGAAGGAGAAACTACTGTTAATATGCAGGTTGTACCTCACAGATGGTATACCTCAACAGACTTGGAGTTAGGTAAGCTAACCGGGCGTACTGAACACATGACCAATCAGTACACATACTACGGCCTCAGAATGAACCCAAGTAATGTTAACGCTATAGGAGTAATACTGAAGGGTAATACAATGCCAGTCAACAGCGCGTTTAACAGCAACCTAATGGTACCGGGAATACCTCCATTCTTCAACACCGCCAACAACACCCACTTCTACATCGGAGGATCACCGGCCAAGAACAGTTACTTCTCGGGATCAATTGCTTCGATTACATTTACAAGCGGTAGCTTTGTAACTAACCAGCAGTGGGGAGATATGGCAGTTAGAGATTTAGCTCCGGAGTCAGTCAGTCCTCAGCTAAGAACCTACACATTTAATAGTGTTCCAGTAGAAGTTACCGGCAGCCAGGCTAGTTTTTCACGTCCTTTAGAAGTAGTAACCGGAAGTTTAACGTATGTTAACAGTTACTTGAAGGCATAATGGTTTGCAATTAAGAGACATATTTATATTAAGATCAATTAACCTTTCATCAAAATGGCAGAAAGAATTTTATCACCAGGCGTTTTTTCAAGAGAGAATGACCTGTCTTTCGTAACCCCAGCTGCTGCTGAAATTTCTACAGCGCTTGTAGGACCTACCGCAAGAGGTCCTGTTAGCATCCCGACTGTAGTTCGTTCATATGGCGAGTACTTAAATGTATTCGGTGGCTCATTCAAATCAGGTAGCGACTACTACTCACACTTTACTGCACTAGCTGCTGAGAAGTATTTCGAGCAGGGAGGTACAAGCCTTCTAGTAACCAGAGTAACAGATCAGAAAGATGATTTTACCTCTGCTACTGCTACTGTAGTAAGTGCTAGTACTACGCTTTTCACTCTTAAGACTATCGGTCAAGGTGAGATCATGAACAACAGCGGTTCAAACACTGCAGGTAGTAACAATTCACTTAACTCAGGTTCAGCAGATAACGTAAGATGGGAGATCACTTCTGCCAATTCTTCTCTCGGTACTTTCTCGCTCGTAGTAAGAAGAGGAGACGATAACGAAAGAAACAAGGTCATTCTCGAGTCTTACTCTAACCTATCTCTTGACCCTAAGTCACCAAACTACATCTCCAAACAAATCGGAGATATGTACAAGGAAACAGCCGTAGACGGAGCTGTAGTAACTTACGGTGAGTATCCAAACGCTTCTAAGTACGTATACGTAGACACAGTAGCAGTTAAGACTCCAGATTACTTTGATAACAACGGTATCGCTAAATCAGCTTACTCTGTAAACTTTAGCTCTAATCTAGCAGGAACTTCTGGTTCAGAGTACGGAACGTTTAAAGGAGCCGGCGGCACTCTATTCAACAACGTAGCTGCAGCATTCGGATCAACAGCCCCATCTGCAACAGAATCACAAGGTATCGATCCTTCTGACAGCAATGCTTACGCTCTTGCTAAACTAACTTTAGGAAACAGAGACGAATATAAATTTAACGTACTACTGACCCCAGGTATCTACAACAGCGTACACTCTACACAAGTAGGTGCATTCGTAGACCTTGCAGAAGAAAGAGGAGATTTAATCTACATTCCTGATACTGTTCCTTACGGAGGTTTAACAGCTACTGCTGCTACTCAAGCTTCTGCACTTAACAGCTCATTCGCAGCCACTTACTGGCCATGGGTTAAAGTAAGAAGCCAGGAGCTAGGAAGAGACATCTGGTCACCAGCTTCTACAGTGATGGGCGGCGTATTCGCCTTCAACGATAAAGTAGGTGCTGAATGGTTCGCCCCAGCAGGTCTACTGAGAGGTGGTATCCCAGGTGTGACAATGGCAGAGAGAAAGCTTTCTCAATCAGATAGAGACAATCTTTACTTATCAAAAGTTAACCCTCTTGCGACATTCCCAGGAACAGGAGTAGTTGCTTACGGTCAGAAGACTCTACAAACTAAGTCTTCAGCTCTAGACAGAGTAAACGTAAGAAGATTACTTATCAACCTTAAGAACTTCATTGGTGATCAGGCTAACAACCTAGTATTCGAACAGAACACAATCTCTACTCGTAACAGATTCCTTGCTCTAGTAAATCCTTACTTAGACACAGTAGTACAGCGTCAAGGCCTTTACGCTTACAGAGTTGTAATGGACGACACCAACAACACTGCTGACGTTATCGATAGAAACCAGTTAATCGGCCAGATCTTCATCCAGCCTACCAAGACTGCGGAATTCATCGTACTTGACTTCGTAGTTCAACCTACAGGAGCAACATTTAACGTATAAGCTATTTATAATTAAATAATCAGACAGCAAAATGCCAGTACTAGATCCAAACGAAATCATGTTCACCGCCTTCGAGCCGAAGGTAGCTAACAGATTTATCATGTACATCGATGGAATTCCATCATACTTGGTTAAGAGTGCAACTTCACCTTCATTCACTGATGGTGTTATCAAGCTTGACCACATCAACACTTACAGAAAAATCCGTGGTAAAAGAGAGTGGCAGAACATGACTCTAAACCTTTACGACCCAATCACTCCTTCAGGTGCTCAGGCAGTTATGGAGTGGGCTCGTCTAGGATACGAATCAGTAACCGGCCGTGCTGGATACTCAGACTTCTACAAGAAAGACGTAACTCTAAATATTCTAGGTCCTGTAGGTGATATCGTTGGTGAATGGATCATTAAAGGTGCATTCGTACAAGCTTCAAACTTCGGTCAGTATAACTGGTCTACAGAAGATGCAATCAACGTTGAGCTTACACTTGCAATGGATTATTGCGTACTCAACTTTTAAACCCCGCCCTGTCAAACAGCGCAAGCCCGGTCTTTATGGCCGGGTTTTTTATTTTCATATATTTATATATAAAGTAATAAAGTTATATGGAATCAAAATTTAAGTTACCTACTGAAACAGTAGAACTTCCTTCAAAAGGTTTGTTATATCCCGAAGGTCATACTCTAGCCGCAGGCAAAATTGAGATGAAATACATGACCGCAAAAGAGGAAGACATCCTAACCAACCAGAACTACATTAAGAACGGTACGGTTATTGATAAGCTTCTGCAGTCGATGATTATCACGGAGTTTAATTATGAAGATTTGCTTATCGGTGATAAAAATGCTATTATGATAGCTGCTCGTATCCTATCTTACGGTAAGGACTATGAATTTAATTATGATGGATACCTTCAAAATGTAGATTTATCTACAATGGAAAATAAAGAGCTTGATGAAAGCCTTTACACAAGAGGACAGAACGAATTTAGCTTTACTCTACCTCATACTAGCAACGTAGTTACTTTTAAAGTACTTACTCACGGTGACGAAAAGAAGATTGACCAGGAGATTAGAGGTCTACAAAAGATTAACAAAGATAACATCTCAGAAGTTACCACTCGTCTTAAGTACCTCATCACATCCGTTAATGGATCCTCAGATAAGAAAGATGTTAGAGACTTTGTAGAGCAGGGACTACTTGCTAGAGATGCAAGAGCCCTAAGAGAGGAGTACACTAGAGTAAGTCCGGACATTAACCTTAAGTTTACTTATACCGACGGTACAGGTGCAGAGAAGGAGGCTGCCCTGCCAATCGGAGTTAACTTTTTTTGGCCTGACGCCGCACTATAGAACCTCGGTATTTAATCAAATCCATGAGATTGTATTTCATGGCAATGGAGGGTATACTTGGGAGACCGTTTACGGAATGCCGATCTGGCTTAGAAAGTTTACCTTTGAAAGTTTGAGAAAATACTACGAAGAAAAGAAAGAAGCAGAAGAAGAAGCTTATAATAAAGCTAAGGGAATCGAGAAAGCAGCCCCTACAGTAGCTAAGCCGAACATAAAACCTGCTACTTATTCTACAAAGGTCCCTAAAAACTAGGGACTTTCTATTTATAATATATGGCAGACGAAACTCCAAATATAGATCAGCAGTTTATCGAGAGAGCTGGAGAGATTAAAGCAATCTTCGGAGATATTGCTGATGCTACTACTACCCTGAATCGTGCCTTAAGAGCTGCTGGAGAAGCTACTACAAATATTGGATCTACCTACAGAGGACTTGTAAATTCTGCTAGTAAGGTTGCTGAACTACAAGAAGAAGCCAAGCGAAGCAGCGAAGGTACTAAAAAAATACAAGACGAAAGAGTAAAGATTCAGAGTAGAGAGCGAGAACTTTCAGCCGAAATAAACAGGTTACAAGCTATAGCAGCTACTCAAACTGGAAGAACGAGAGATAATACTCTAAAATTAGCTGAAAACTTATCTAATGCTAAGGATGAAGCTAGACAGTTAGATAAGCTCTACCAGGAAATGGCATTTGAGGCTGCCAAACTGGATAAGTCTACTCAATTTTTTGGAATAGCTAGTACATTTATAGGTAGCATTCCAGGCCTCCGAGCTTTTGCAGGACCTTTCAAAGAAGCTGAAGCAGCTGCAAGAAGAACAGTTGCTGACGGTAAGAGTTCGGCAGAAGGATTTGCTGCTGGAGGAAAAGCTCTTGCATCGGCATTTAAGGAGATGCTAGGACCTGCTGCTGTATTTGCAGGTATAGTAAAAGCCTTCCAAATGCTAGTACAGCTAGGATTTCAGGTAAGTAAGCAAGTTACTGAAATCGGGAAATCAATGGGACTCTCAAAAGAGCAGTCCTTCCTGGTAAGAGATAACTTTAAGAATATTAGTGCTTCTTCAGAAAACATTTTAGTAAACACTAACAGCCTAGTAGAAGCACAATCACAGCTTCAAGACTCTTTAGGAGTTTCTGCGAGATTTACTGCCGGACAGTTACAGGATCAGATCATGCTGACCAAGCAGGTAGGACTACAGGCCGAATCAGCACAAGTTATCCAAGAGTTCGGGCTAGCTAATAATAGGACTGCTGACGAGAATCTTGCAGCGATTGTAGGGCAAACAGCCTCTCTTGCAAAACAGACAGGTATCCAGCTTGATAATAGAAAAGTTGTTAGCGATGTTGCTAAAGTAGAAGGACAGTTAAGACTTATCTACCAGAATAATCCTGGACTTATTGCTAAAGCAGTAGTACAGGCCAAGCAGCTAGGAATGACAGTTGAGCAGACTAAAAAAAGTGCTCAAAGTCTTTTAGATTTCGAACAATCTATCGGTAATGAATTAGAAGCTGAACTACTAACTGGAAAGGACCTCAACCTTGAAAGAGCTAGAGCACTAGCATTACAGGGTAAGACAGTAGAAGCAGCAGCTGAAATTGCTAGACAGGTAGGATCAGCAGCAGAGTTTGGAAGAATGAACGTCATCCAGCAGGAAGCATTTGCGAACTCTATTGGAATGACTACTGATGAGCTTGCCAACTCTCTTATACAGAGAGAAAATCTAGCCAAGCTAGGATCTCAAACTAGAAAGGAGATTGAAAGAGAAGCTGAAGCTCTAAGAAAAAGAGGGGAAGTAGAAAAAGCAAACCAGTTACTATCCTCAGTAGGTAACGAAGAAGAGGCCTTAGCTGCACTAAAGAGAATCGACGATCAAGCTAAATTTAATGCAGCTGTTGAAAAGCTTAAGTCATTATTTGCTGATTTAGCAGAACCTATCTCTAGAATCACCGGTCCGCTAGTTGGAGCTGTAGAATTAATGGTAAAAGGTTTCCCAATTATTGCAGGCGCCGCCGCAGCAATCGCTACAGGTCTAGCAGCGTCTGCAATTAGAGCAGGTATATTAGCTGTTCAGACATCAATCGCAGCAGGTTCAGCAATTACTCTAGCTTCTGCTACAACTCTTGGAATAGGACTTATCTCAATCGTTGCAGGTATTGCAACAGGTATGGCCGCTTTATCATCGGCTCAATCTGATGCAGCTGCAGGAGCTGAAAGCGTTAAGCCCAAAACACAACTAGCAGAAGGTGGTATTGTCACCAAGCCAACTACAGCTCTGATAGGTGAAGCCGGTCCAGAGGCTGTTGTACCTCTTAACAAATCTCTAAACACCACAAGCAAAGGAGTAGAAGATAGGTTAGATGCATTAATTGCAGCAGTATCAAAAGGTGGTAATGTTTACATGGATACCAATAAAGTAGGTCAGGTAAACAATATGCTAGGTTCTTATTCATACACAATGGGTAGCGCACAACTTGGATAATTATGCCACTAATTAATTTACAAACCAACCTTAAATCTCTTTCCTATAACGGAAACGGTCCGTACGTAGAGAAAGATATTAACAACCCAGGTCGTCCGGCATCCGAGTCTGTTCAAGGTAGAGTTGATGATACTACTAGAATGCTAAGACTTCTAGGAGATAAAGGAGTTGCATTTACAAGCAAACAAGCTCTACTTCTAGCAGGTACAAAAGGCCTAACAGCTATTCCTCAAGCAGCAAACATCCTAGCTAACATCATAGCACAGGTTCCTGTAAACGGAACAGGTACCCACTTCCTACCAATTAGTGATTCAGCTTACTACACCGGGGTAACTAATGCAAGTTCAAGAGCATTGCAAGGCGGTGCTATCGGAGCACCTTCTGGTGAGCCTTTTACTAGACCGAGTCGTGTAGTGGATAGAACAAGTGCTTACCAAAGAGCTAGCTACACCCCGGTTTTAGGAGAGAACACAGTACAGATCCCTGGTTTTGCTAACTCAACAATAACAATTACTACTTTTAAAGGGTCAGGCTCTTTAGATACTAGGTACGGCTTCGCCGCCGCGACAAAACCTGATATAGTAGGACTATCAGATATTAATCAGGATACAGCATCAGATTTAGTACCTATTAAGTTTACCCTTTACAACGGTACAGACATTACAGCTACCCTACTGTTTAGAGGATTTATTGAAAGTTTATCAGACGATATGTCCGGTAACTGGGATAGTATTCGCTATATTGGTAGAGCAGAAGAGTTATACAGCTATTCGGGCTTCTCTAGAGGAATAAACTTAAACTTCCAAATACCGGTATTTAGCTCTCAAGAACAGACTCCTGTATTAAATAAAGTAAATGCGTTGAAATCAGCAGTACTTCCTAAATATAAAAATAACCTACCGGTTGCTACATTCTGCAAACTTAGAATAGGAGATTTGATTGGGGATGATACGACTTATGCAGTATTGACAGGAGTTAATCAGACTATAGAGAATGACGTACCGTGGAGTATAGGAAGCGATAACTTACTTCTACCACAGTTACATAAACTCTCAGTTAGTATGAAAGTACTTCACAAAGATATTCCTCAAGTTTGGAATTCAGAATTAGGTAGACAGTTTATAGGGCACACAGTATCATGAGTAGGTATAATTCCATCCCCGTAGGTAAGACCGTTGACGGAACTGAATATAAGCAGACTACTGTTTATGTAGCACCGGCAGCATCTACTCAAGACTACTACGTAATTACTACGGTAGGAGATCGCTTTGATATACTAGCCAAGCAATTCTACGGAGATTCAGATCTTTGGTGGATTATCGCTAGTGCAAACCCGCAAGTTAGAAAAGACACTTTATTTATCGAACCAGGCCTACAGCTGAGAATACCTTCACAGGCAGGTCTAGCAGAAGAGCTTTTTAGAAAAGAAAATAGAGAAAGGTAATGGGAGTTTTAAGAATTGGTGATGCATTTGATAAAGGTGTCTCTAACAGTATTGAATTAAGACAAGCAGTACTAGCTCAGTCTTCAGAATTCAATGGAACTGTTTTAGATCCTCAAGCTAGAATTAAATACGTTAGTTCTAGAGTACCTTGGGTGCGTTTAAGCTCATCGGTATCTGTTACTCCTAAATCTTCAAAAGCTCAAATTTTCGGTAAGACAGGTACCGAGCTTGCAAGAACAAATGTACTAGAAGGGTATAATCCCAATAACGATCCTACCGATCTAGCAGCAGGATATCAAAACACCCCACAGTTTGGTATCCGTCCAAAACCCGGCATTACTCAGGTCAGTATAAAAGCTCACCAGAGATTCGGTACCCTGAGAACAGCTAGCGTACAGTTTAAATGCTGGTCAGTAGAGCAGCTTGAGATAATGGACGTGCTCTATATGAGACCGGGTTACACAGTCCTTTTAGAGTTCGGCACAAGTACCTACGTAGATTCAGACGGAAAAGTAAAGACGGACATGGTTCCGTTAAACCTGTACGATAATTCTAAGAAGTGGACTAAGAACTCCCTACTTGCAGCGATCGAAGCTAGAAAAAAAGAATATAGCTATCAGTACGATGCTATTTTTGGATTTGTTAAAAACTTCTCTTGGAGTTTAAATCCTGATGGAAGCTACGAATGTACAACTTCCATTATTACATTTGGAGAGATTATCGAATCGTTAAAGTCAACGTTTACCTTTCCCTCTAACGCAAGCAGAGAACAGGCACAAGAAGATGCTAAGAATAGTAGAAACAACTCTCTTACCGGCGGCCCGACAGGAAGCCTATTGGATAACTACTACTCAGAAAAGACGGTACTGCACTACGCACTTACAACGTTAAAATCTGGAGCTGTAAATGCAGCTATAGGTATTACTAATATTAATCGAGGTAATGCTCAGGTAATTTATTCTAAAGCAGAGTACCTATCCTTACCCTTGAGTACTAAAAAAGAAATAGCTCTTAGAGCAGGAAAAACTGTTCAAGGATTTGCCGACACATTAGGAGAGGAAGGAGAAATTATAGCAACAGGTATTAAACTATCTGCTCCTGACCTGAACGAACTTCTACAGGATGAAATAACTGCATTATCTTCCACCGATAAAAGTATTCCCCAGCGAGAATTCAAACTAGATGTACTTCAGACTTTAGTAGATGAAGCTCCTTCCTACGGTAAGTACATACTCGTTTCTACTAACATCACAGACCCTTCTCATTTTAAGCAACCTACCGATAGAGACCCTGTCTACATAAAACTAGACACTTTCTTAACTATCCTAAATAAGCTAGCTCTTAAAGAAGGTACAGGTAGTATTGTGACTTTTGATATCGACGAATCGGGATATAGAAGGTACCGTTCTTTTGATTTGCATTTTTCTGTAGATCCCAAAGTATGTCTTATTCCTCGCAGCAGTATGCAGCTGTTATTAGGACAGGTAGAAGATTTTAAAGCTAAAGACCCTGACCTAGATACACCGTTAATTAGAAGTATCTGGCTTAATCTAGACCACATCCTACAGGTATACGATAGTAGCTTTAGCAATAGTACCAACAACGAAGTTCCTATCTACGACCTGGTAATGTCTATTATGAAAGATGTTCAATCAGCATTAGGACAGATGAACGCTTTTGATATTGATTACGATGAGGCTAGAGCTACATACAGGATTGTAGATCGTAACTATATTCATATAGACCCTACCC